TTATTTGGTTGGATTGAGTGGTTTTTCTTTTCTGATGTAATGTTGAGTAGTACGTGCAGAAGTATGGCCAAGTTGTTTTCTTGCTCGTTCATCATCAATCATTAATGAAAGGTCTGTTGCTGCTTTCGCGCGAAGATCTCTCAATTGCACTTGGTTGATCTCTTCGGCTAGCTCTTTATATTTTCTTGATGCCGCATTACGGGTGTCTTTGAAATAATCTGTAAGCGATCTCCGCTCGAGCTTTCGCCCCCATTTATTCGTAAATAAAAACTGATTTTCTTCAGTGATCCGCTTGTCGATAATCTCTTTTAATTTACCTATGACTTTAATAGCAACACGTTTACCTGTTTTTTGCTGTGTAATATGCAGTAAATCGTTGTAAATGTGCGAGCTGTGAATTTTAACCACGTCTATTGGGCGTTGTCCGGTTAAATACATCACATCCATAATGTCCTTCATATCCCCTGTGGCGCAGTCGTAGATTTTATCCAAGATATAATCTTCAATGTACACATCACGATAATTCACTTTGAATTTTTTAACCCCTGTTGATGGGCTGATCTTTTCAGTGTAACCCCATTCTCTCGCCATGCTCCAAATGTGGCCAAATAACCCAACTTCGATATTTGCGGTTGGTTTAACGTCTTTTCTCCAATCTAAATATTCACGAATGTGTATAGGCTCTATTTCATCAAGAGTAAATGGTGGATCTTGGAAGTATTGGCGCAATTTCTTTATTGCCTGAATGTTTGAGTTTCGAGTATTCTTCGCTTTTTTAAGCGGCACAACTTCTTTTTCGTATCGTTCAAGCACTTCAATAAACAGAATATTGTCTTTCTTCGTGAGATACTGCATATTCAGCTTTGCCGCTTCCAGAATAGCAATATGCTTATCTTTTCCTAAAGCAACTTCTTTTTTATCGGCCATCGTGTAGTAGTAATACACCACGATTGATCCATCTGCTCTTTTTCGATTCCGGCATACTAAACCTTGTGGCAATCCTTGATTAATTCGTTTTCTTGGACGTGCCATAATATCCCCCTTACTAACTTAATACTGCAGACCGCCTTCTTTCTTTTGTTTGTGTAATCTGCTGCACTTTCTCACCTTTCAAAATCTTGTCACCATCAGATCGTAACACAAGCGGGAATTTTCTATTTCCTTTTGGATGAAGAAAAGGAATTCCAAATTCATTTAAGCTTTTCATCTGATATTTTGGACAAACATATCCAGTTATTAACGCTAATAATTCTGGACTGCAGTATTCATCAAAAAATTCTCTTTCCATATTCTCTCCAATAAAAAACCGCCCATAAGAGCGGCCTTATTTATAAATCTTCTTCCTTAACGAAAATGGTTATAGAGGCGAAAGTTATTCATCTTTCGGTGGTTCTGGAAGTGATTGCCAATGGGTGATAGTTGAAATTGAATCCCAACCCTCATAATCATCCCAAACACCTATAAAAACATTACCACTCTTATCAGCTACTAAAACAGGTATATGTTCTAATGGGATGCCGTCACTACATTTAATCCATTCACTCATATTACACAACCAAACAAAAAGCTTTCCACGCAACACCAAAGAATAATCCAGCAGTCGCACCAATTAAGACGATGCCGACCAACCAAGATATGAATAAAGATAGCCATATAATAAAGTCTTTCATGTTTACTCCATCATACTCTTCATAAAATCAAGCCATTTTTGAGCATCTTCTGCTGTACGGAAACAGTTACCTCTTTCGGCGGCTTTGATATCAAAACTACTCGAGATCCAAAATTCACCTTCATACTCAATAGTGCCGCCATTAATATAGAAGTATGGTTCATCATCTTTAGGCTTAAACGGCTTAGGTAAATCTTCAACGCTAATCTGTTTCTTTGGTTCTTCAAACATTCCAACAATGTCATTGTGTGCGGCATTACTAGATATAGGAACTCGCCCATCTAAAGACCAGGCATAAACAATACATCCGTTTATATCTATACCGATTAGAGGGTATCTAATTTTTTCTTTTAGTTCAGATATTGTTCTAAGATCCTTGAAAATATATGCCTTATCTCCATTTCTCAACATCACAGGCTCGCCATTTAAAGCTGCCTCCAAGTTAAATTCTTTCATATTTTTCTCCTAAAACAAAAGGCGTTCCAAGTGAGCGCCTATTGGATTTGTTTGTTTAAATAATTAATCATTCTTTCCCCGATCCACTTAATAACCGGTACAGCCATACTATTGCCGATAGCTTTATAGCGAGGGCCATCGGGGCAATCTTCGGCTGGTTTATTTCGATACGCTATTTGCGTATAACCCGGCTGAAATCCCATTAGTTTTTCGCACTCGCTCGGAGTAAGCCATCGTAAGCCATTTTTTTCGCCGACAATGACCTCGCTATCGTTAAATCTCCGTCCACTTTTAGCTGTAAGAGTAGGGGCAATCGCCTCACTTCGCGTTTCGCAAGATACGCAATCGCATTTTTGCTCAAGTAATATCTGGGCAACACTTCTCGGTCTAGCACTTGCCACAACAAACACCCGACGGCGTCGTTGGGCAACTCCGAAGTATTGAGCATCGAGGATTCGCCACGCGATAGTGCGGGCTGAATGCACATAACCAGAGTTTGCCCATCTTGCCCCTGCCGGTTGTAATGGCTCACGATCTTGAGCCAATCCAGCCAGAAAGTGTCCGAATGCGTTGTCCTTGGTGGATAGCACACCTGGAACGTTTTCCCACAACAAGACGCACGGCTGTTTTCCGTCAATAAATCTAACATAATCAATAGCCTCCAAAATATGTATGAGGGTTAGAGTAAGATTTCCGCGCTCGTCATCAAGTGAGTTACGCAAGCCAGCGACCGAAAATGCTTGGCAAGGAGTTCCGCCGACAAGCACATCCGGCGCAGGGATTTCTCTGTTTATGATTTTTAACGGTAGCATGGTTATATCCCCATGATTTGGCACATCGGGATAATGATAAGCAAGTACCGAGCACGGGAACGGCTCAATCTCCGAAAACCAGACTGGCGACATCATACCCGACCACGCAACACTGACAGCCTCAATACCCGAACAAATCGATCCATATGTAAACATTTTTTATCCCCAAAAGTGCGGTCGTTTTTTACTTAGCGGTCATAACATCAACGACTGGTAATACATTCACCGCACCACCAGATTGGATTGAGTGAATAATTCGTTCAGGTGTTTCTTTCACAAAGATAGTGCCATCTTCAAATTGAATAGCTGTGTCATTTTCATCTTTAGTGATAGTTTGAATTTGTTCTACATTGATGAAAATATCTGATTCATCTGTATTAGTCAGTTTGATAAATTTAGCCATGTGGTTCTCCTACATTTGTGCAGCTCGATTTAATCGGGCCATTGTTTGTTGGTGGATATAAATTTGAGTTTCAAATTCACGAAGTGCGGTCAATTTTGGAATTAATTTTTCGTCATTGATTAATGCGTGGTAGCCATCAATCAGACTTTGAATGCGTTTTTTACCGATTCCTTTGCAGTGTTGATATTTTTCTAATCCAACTAATCGCATATCGGCAAAATCATGACAGCCATTTTTACGAAGGATCGTCCAAGTTGCTTTATCTGTGTAATCTGTTGGATCTATTTCACGTAATGCGGCCATTCCTTCTTTACGCAATGCTTTAATCTCAAATGGGGTTTTGAGCGTTGTTTCCACTTTCTTCCAGGTTAAAAGTCTTTTGATGTAATCATCTGTAAACTCTTTTTTCTCTGGTGATGCAATAAGGAAAGGGGAGAGCACATGCTCTTCGTTTACATCGTTTAAAATGGCATTGATATTGTCATTAACGTAATCAGTCATTTCAGGTGCAGTGAATGCAAATTGATTAGCAAGAGATTGATATTCAAATTTTATATAACCTCTTCCAAGTTGATCACGGCAAATAACGCCAAAAACAAAAGACCATGGTCGAGATTTGTTATACATCAGTTCAAAATCTTGTTCAGTGGCCGTTGTTCTGTCTTGTGGAATATTATTTTTTATCCATTCTGTGCCGTCGTTTCCTAATCCAATAACTGAAAGCACAAGAGAGTTGCGACATATTCTGTCGCTCTGCCGTTTGATATTGGCATTTTTATCATGCTTTTTACGTGGTTTCTTACTTGTCGCCATAGTTTAAAATCTCAGTTAAGTGTTTAAATTGGGCAAGGTATGCTGATTCGGCTTCATGCGGTTGCCAAAAAACAATTGCAATATTTTCTGTAGAGACACCGTCCAATTGTGGCCACTCTACGGATGCCGGTGGAAGCAACTGTTCTTTTTCCGTTGCAAGCATAGATAAATCCATAGATTTAATTGCGGGCAATTTTTTATACTCAACATTAAAACGCTGGTGGATTGCTAAATTAAAGCGATCTTCAATATTGCGATAAGGCTCACTTAGCAAGTGTTTGAGTGGAGTAGGAATATCTTTCAAGTATGCTTCTGCTGCATCGTGCAGTAGGAAAAGAAATGCAAGCTCAGGCAATCCCATTTCTTCAAAAATATAGCTGCCAAGTACACAATGCTGCGCTACGCTATAAGGCTCAGCAGTTTGACCAATAAAGCGGTTTTCAAAGCTAAGGTTATGAGCAATATCACGAATATCAATTTCGTTAGGATCTGGCTTGATGTAGTCAATGGTATGGCCATAATAGGTATTAATGCGGTACATAGATTTTTCTCGTTTTAAGTTTAACTTCTTCCAGGTGCATCTTTTGACACCATTCCGCACGGCTTATGCACCAGTGTTTATTTATCTCTTTTCCGGTTAGCTTTGATGCTTTTTTCCAAAGCTCACAAGCGGATAAATAATTTTTATTACGTTCTTCCTTAGCGGCAAGTTCGCTGTTAGTCTTAAAAGGTAGTTTCATTTCTATTCCTTATTAATTTCAGCTTGTTTCATAGATACGTAAGCACGAGCCTGTTTTTCGCCTTCTTCGGTTAGATTCTTTTGATACTCACCGTTTTCAGTAATCCACTGCACTCTCGCTCTTTCACGTTCTAGTGCAGGGCTAGTGTATTCTTTTGCATCTGCCGCTAATGCGGTGAGAATAGCCATTGCGGCAACGATGATTGAACAAACTGTTGCAACAGCGTATGTGGTATTTTTAATTAAGTTTGAGAGTTGATTTGGTTTCATGAGTAGCACCTCATATTGTTGGTGGAATTAGGTAAAAAAATCCCCTAGTGCCAAGGTGTAAAGCAACTAGGGGCTAACCAATTTAAAGTAAGTGTTTTTAAACTAAGGTATGCCGTTTCCAGCTAGAGCCGCTCTCACACCACTTGAACAAAGTGTAAAATTAGTGATGTTTCTACTTGAAAGCGGCTTTAGCTGGTGGCTCCAAAGAACCATTAAGGAGCCTTTCTTTATGCTTGAAAGGCTCAAACTTAGTTTTAGATTTTCATTGTGCCAACACTGACTGAAATGCTTGTTTCTTTTAAAGCAAGCGTGAGCTTATCCGCAAATTCTTGCGCAATAGATTCTTGGATTTGTTCTGCTTTAATCAAACGAGCTACTAGCATTGGCTTATCACCACCCGTAAGGATTGATAAGCGAAGCGTAAATGCTTGGCTATCTAAGCCTTTGTATGTGTGCGTGTTAAACACAAAATATTTCGGTAGTTGTAACTTGCTTTTTGCTTCTACACTTTCCATCGCTGAACGTGATGCAGCAAACTCCCCAACTTCGTGTTCTTCATTTCTAGCATAATCTAAAGTAATTTTACGCACCGCTTGAATTGCTGAAGTGAATGACATTAATTCATCATCCTCACTGTAAGCGGTGATGAAATCGCGCCAATCTTCAAGCCATTCAGAAAATTCACGCTGATCACATTTTTTACCTTGGAAATCACATAGTGCTTTAAATGCCGACGTTTTTTCCATATTTAAAAGTGCGCGATGGTTGGCGTGAAGAGGTTGTTTGAGAGAGCCAATATCAAAGACAATTTCTGCACCAAGATTTTTCTCATCAATAAAACATTGAGCATTTTCTTGCTGATACTGTGCGGCATAAGCCGTAAAACTATCAAAGTTATATGTTGAAAATACTGCACGAAATTGATTGCGAAATTGATTTTGTGATTCCAACGAATGGATTTTCATATCACTTGGCAGGATAGCGATTGGATAATCGCTTTTCCCTACGTGAACACTAGATAAAACAAGTTCTTTAAGTTGTTGTAAATTTTCGTTCATTTAAAGCTTCCTATGCTGCTTTTACAATTTTTAAAGTGCCATTTGGTGTTGGCTCTGGTTTTTCAGGCGTTGCACAAAGTGCACCACCTTTATGTACGTACATTGGTGTCGCAGTAGTATCCTCTTCGGAAGATTTCCCGCGTTTTGTAGGCTTGATATAGCTTAGCTTGTGTTGAATTTGAACGGATGGATTATCGCTATCCATTCTCTTTAACGTAAATTCGACCTTCACTGTGCCTTGCTTGTCATTATTTAAAACACCCAATGCAACCTCTGAAAGAGCTGTGGCGAGTTTATTTTCAAAGATCCCTGCGTCAAGTTCTTCAAGAAACTCGTGTACGTTTGTTTTTGCCATTTTTATTTCTCCTATTTAAATAAGTGTTGTAATGGTTTTACCATTTCAAAGCACACTTGATATTGATGTCTTAACTTCAAATATGCTTTGAAATAAACCGATCCGTGGGCTTGTTACCATTTCCCCGACCGAACTCGTATCCTCTAAGGGATTGCTTAAAGATATAAACAGCGCTGCCATTGACCTGCCAACCACATCACTTCGGTTAAACACGCAGTACAGTTTTCTGCTCTGGGGTTACTCGACTTAAACAGCCGATAATTTATATCCCGCACGAGACCAAGTTTTTAAAGAACGTTTCAAAGTGTTTTGCTTTGTTGTGATAATTCTACTTAAAGTAGATATTTATGCAACTAAAATTTGCATAAAAGTAGGATTATTTTCTATTTAGAGTAGTATTTATTTGATTTTTAAGTAAAAATATTTTGTTGGTAGGTGTTTGATTGCTTATTTTTTAATCAGTGAATATTGTGATTTGAGATTCTGATCACGGAATAGGTTCTACTTTTTAAGTAGAATGACCGCACTTTATTTAGCTAGTGTCAGCAAATGTATGTGTTTGTTGTTGGTGGAATTATGAATAAATTCATTGTTATAGATATTGAAACTGCAAATCCTGATTTACTTTCGATTTGCCAGGTTGGGATAGTATTTTTTGAGAATGGGGAAGTTGTCACAAAATGGGAAACGTTGGTTAACCCTAGAGATTATTTCGATCCTATAAATGTTTCCATTCACGGTATCACAGCAAGAGATGTGAGAGATGCACCTATTCTTAGCGATATTGTTCCAATTATTAAAGAATTCTTTAGTACTAATACTATTTGTTCCTATGGAGCTTTTGATAAAGCGGCAATGAAAAAGATATTTCCTAATCTGCCGAATCAATGGTTAGATATTATGCGTGTAGTGAGACGATGCTGGAGTGATAAATTTGCAGAAAAAGGCTATGGATTGGCAAAAGTCTCAAAACATTTAAAAATCAAACAAGAAAACCATCATAATGCACTAGATGATGCTATTGTTGCTGGTGAAATATTGAATAAAGCTTTGCTCGAAAGTGGAAAACCGCTAGATTACTGGTTGGATAGAGTGGAAAAACCTATTCACGTAGAGTATGACGAAAATGGGCATATTTTACCAAAAATAAAACGGCAAGGTGATCCAAATGGGCCTTTATATGGCGAAGTGGTAGTTTTTACAGGTGAGTTGTCTATACCGAGACAGGATGCAGCTAAAAAAGCCGCTTCTGTTGGTTGTGATGTGGTGGATGGTGTTTCTAAGAAAGTAACATTACTTATCAAAGGAATTCAAGACAAGAGCCGATTAGCTGGAAAGGAATTAAGTAATAAGGAAATAAAAGCGCAAGAGTTAATTTCTAAAGGCCATAATATAAGAATACTATCAGAAAATGACTTTCTGGAATTAGTCAATGAAAACTAATAAAAAACCGCCCGTAGGCGGTTGTTTAATTTAATTTGTTTAATAGATCTTGCATTGTATGGATAGAAACGCCAATCTGGGACTGTATATTAATATGCTCGCTTAATCTTTTTTTCAATTTATTCAAATCTTCTTCAGTGAGTAAATCACTGTTGGCTTGAATTTGTTTTTTTAAATTTTTTATGCTTTTCTTTATATTTTTATTCATTCTAAGTATTTCTGGGCTTGTGCCAAATCGTCCTACAAATAAAGCTACACAGAAACTAAGAATCGGCGTCACTAAGGGGGCTGTAAGGTTAGCTATTTCAACCAAATGGGGAAGATTGGGAGTAATGTAAAATTTTATGATAAGCGAAAGAAAAAGCCCAATTCCTGCGGTATAAGAACCATATTCAAGCATTGAGAAAGGCTTTGTAACTGCATTTTGTTCAGCCATCACTTTCCTCGCTGCGTTTAATTTCTCTTAATTGTTCAATGATAGAATCTCTTGTCGATATTCTTATTGATTTAGAACCAACCAAATTCCCATTATGATAATGATTGATGGTGATTTTATAATATGGGTTTAAAATACTACCAAGATAAAATGATAAGATTTTTAGTAAACGAGAAAGTACGGGGGTGCATAAAAGCACCCCTATAAACAAAGCTAATTCGTTGATATGCTCAACAAGCAAACTAATTAATCTTTCCATTATCAGAGATAATACGCCGCTCTTCTGGGGCTAAATGATGTTTAACTTTGGTTATAGTATAGTATTCTTTTGTTTCATAACCTAGCATTTTTATTGTTTTGTTCATTGTTACAGTGAACAAATCGCCTTTCTTGAAACTGGCAATGTTCTCATTTATTTTTTTAATAAAATCCTCGTCAGTAATTTCAACCGGGTAAGAGTGATTGCCGTAAGTCATTTCCCACCCTTTACTGCCTTTAAAGCTTACTGTAAGTAGTGCGATTGTTGTTTCTAATATCTCAACCCTTTCTTTTGGATCGTTGATTTTCATCTTTTGAATCGTTCTTATTTCTTCCGGTTCCAACTTAACTAATATCTCTCTGGAGTATTCAGATGAGTCAGGTGTTTTGATGGAATTTCCAGCCAATATTTTAAATGCCGGTTTTATGTTCCCTTCAAGAGGTGAGGACACCAGTGTTTTTATATTCTCACGAATATCTTTATTGGCTAATAACTTAGCTATGTTTTTATCTGATTTGATTTCTTTTCCATCAACACTTAAAGTTGCAACATCACTGTTATCATTGGTATGAATACCAATTACAGTTTCTCCTTTGGTGTCATTAATCGCATCAAATATGGTCTTTCCTAAGTTAGACACACTTTTTCTTGATTTTACGCTGGCGTAACCCAATCCAATGTATGGTAATACATCTATAACCTGTGTGGTCATATTATAAATATCAATTCCAAAAACAACCTCAAGGGAACCTTCTTGTGCTGGTGTTTCTACAAAAACGCCAAGGCTCTTGCGTCTACCCGGATTTAATAACTTATCTGATTTTTCAATCAGATCATGCATTGCTATTATAGCCTTTCCAAGCTCTCTCGCATTCATGCGGTGATTTTCTAAATCTCGACTATCCGAATCATATGATAAAGTAATAAACTCAGTTCTAACTACCTTTCGTTGCTTAGGTTGTTTTTTATTATCCGGCAAACTCTTAGCTTTATCTGTCATATTTTTTCCTTAGGTTAGTTGTTTTATTAAAGATCAACAATATCCAGTGTTAGTTTCTATAGTAATACTGAATACCAAAAAACTTTCCCAAGTACCGATATATCTTTTAGATCAGCTGTTTCGTCTGGGTGTTCTTCGCTGTTATAACTGCGGATCTTCACTTGCTCATTAGGCATATTGTAGAGTAGTTTTATTCTCAGCAATCCACCGTGGTTTATTGCATATATTTTCCCATCTCTAATGGTTTTATTGCCCAAATCAATCCCCACCGTTGTTCCATCCGGAATAACAGGTTCCATAGAGTTACCGTCAGCAATTACACACACAGCATTTTCAAACTGAACACCTTGTTTTCTTAATGTGGCTTTAGAAAAACGTAATTTAAAATTGTTATAGTCTGCAATGTCATCAGCAAACCCATTACCCGCAGCAAGGCGAACATCTTGATAAAAAGGCACTGCCACTTCATCACTATTTAATGGGGTGTTTCTATCCCACAAATCAAAAGCTCCAAGCTCTTTTATGTTTGATGTGACTTTTGTTTCAGTTGAGTCAGTAGAGCCATATTTCAAATAAGCAGGACTAACTCCAAAGTATTCAGCCATAGATTCAATTTTGTCATCTCTTGGTGTGGCTGTGCCAAGCGTATAACGTCTGGCCATTTCATAGGTTACGCCTAGAGCCTTTTGAAGATCTCCTATTCTTTTATTTTGCTGAGCCATTAATTCATTAATTCGGCTTGCTAAATCTGACATATAACCCCCTTATTTCTACTAAAGGTAGAGAATACGTAAATAAAATAGTTGATTCAATTCTATTTTTAGTAGTAGAATTATGCTACTTAAAATAGAAAAGAGGTTAAGATGCTACCAATCGAAAAAGCTTATGAAATCGTAGGCGGTATTTCTGCCATGGCTCGGCACTTCAATATCACACCTTGGGCAGTATCAAAATGGCGTGAAAAAGTACCAGCTGAACGCTGTGCAAAGATTGAAGAACTTACTAATGGCAAAGTTAAAAAATCCGAATTACGCCCCGATTTGTGGGATTAATTTATCAGTAAAAATCAAAAAGAAAACCATAAAAATAAGGCAAAAATTATGGCAATGAAACAAACCATTATAGAGATGATTGAACAGATACCCGGTGGTAAAAGTGCGGTAGCTGGATTCTTAGGATTTACTGAAAGTGAATTAAATAATCGTCTTTATCAAACAAAGGGCCAACGGTTCAAAAATGAAGAGTTAATCGCTATTCAGCTTGAATATGGTTGCACACAATTTATTGAAGAATTATGCCGTTCCGCTGGTGGACGTTTTGTACCAGATACCTGTGCAGATGATTTAGATGCAGTAGAAATGGCAAATATTCAATTACATGAGTTATCAGCTCGTGGATTGTTATTTGAAGCATTAGAAAGAGCACTTGCTGATGGTGAGATTACCAGTTGTGAAGAAGATTTGATCCGCAAGTTATTAAATAAACATTTATCTGCAACACAACATTCTATTGAGTGTGTGATTTCACTTAATAAACGGCAATAAAAAACCACGGCGGCCACCGTGGTTAATTACACTCACAAGGAGTTCACAAGATGAATGAATTATTACCGATTAATGATAAAAATGCAAGTGCATTAACAATGAGCAGTCGAGAAATAACAAAACTTGTTAATTCTAGACATAGTGACGTGTGTAAAAGCATTGAAACACTTATTTCAAAAGGTGTTATTGGGGGGTATCAGCCGAAACCGTACACCCACCCACAGAATGGTCAAATCTACTATGAGTATTTTTTGAATAAGCGCGACACTTATATTTTAGTTGCTCAGTTTTCACCTGAATTTACAGCTGCAGTTATTGACCGCTGGCAAGAGTTAGAAAACCAACAAAATCCGACCGCACTTTTACCGCAAAATTATCTTCAAGCCTTAGAGCAGTTGGTGGCATCAGAGAAAGAGAAACAAGCTTTAGCGTTAGAGAACAAAGCGATGAAACCTAAAGCGGACTTTGTGGATCTTTACGTTGATATTGGCACAACAAAATCATTACGCGAAACGGCAAAAATCTTAAATATGCCAGAGAAAGCGATGATTGCTGCACTAGAGCGTGATAAAGCGTTATATCGTCAATCAGGCAATCTTATTCCATATTCAGACAAACAAAACCGTGGCTTATTTACTGTAAAAACTGGTACAGCAGAGCACGGTCACAACTTTACACAAACTCGCGTGACATCGAAAGGTATTCAATGGATCGCACAACGTTACGCTTCGGAGTTAATGCTATGAGCAAATTTATCCCTAATTCTTTTCAGATCCCTAATGCTTTTGTAGATGAAGTGATGTTTGCCCTTTCTGGTAACGCTGTAAAAGCCTATTTGTTGGTGGCTCGTAAAACGACTGGTTGGCAGAAAGAGAGTGATTTTATTTCTATTGAACAATTTAAACAATTCACTGGCATCAACCGAGACAAAACTATCTATGAAATTCTTAAAGAGCTTGAAGAAGTTGGTTTGATTCGTACTGTTAAAACCGCTGGAAGAACGACTGAATTCTATTTAGTGAAAGACCTTCCTAATGTTGAAAATAAACCAGTGGCGAAAAGTGCTACCAGTGGCGAAAAACGCCACCAGTTACAAAAAACGCCACCAGTGGCGAAAAGTGCCACGACACCAGTGGCGGAAAACGCCACCGCCACCCCTGGCGAAAAACGCCACACTACAAAAACAAATAATAAAACAAATATAAATAACCCCCCTATAGCCCCCCCAGCTGAGCAAGTTGTGTTGGATTATTTGAACATGGCATTGGCAAATCTTGCTGAAGAGCAAGGCGAACGTAAACCGACAGGGTACAAGCTCACTGACAAAACAAAACAAGCGATTGGCGCTCGATTGGCTGAATTCGATTTGGGTGTATGTAAACGCGTGGTGGATTATCTCGTGTCGAAATGGGGACGCGATCCGAAAATGGTTGAGTATCTCCGACCAAGTACGATTTTCCGTCCAACAAACTTCGGTGAGTATGTTGTCGGCTCAGAACGTTGGGATAACAAGGGCAGACCAGAAATGCGAGACGGTGCTTGGGTGATGGCTGATGGCACGATTTTAAAACCGAAAGGCAGTGCGCCAAACCCAGCAAGCAAAAGCACCGATTGGGCAAAGGGCAGACAAATTCAAATTCGTAATCCGCAAGTAGCGGAAAAACTACGCAAAATGGGGATGTTGAAATGAACGTGGCAATCAGACAAGAAAATTGTGTTTCAGGGGTTGATTTAAATACTCATGTTTCAGAATTAGTTAATCAGTTATTTAATCGATTGTGTGCTTACTGCAACCGTTGGCGCTATAACTACCCAACAGACGAAGCATTGGAAGAAGCGAAATTTATTTGGATTGAGGAGCTAGTGAATCATGATGTTTTATCTGTGGATATGTTAGAGCGTGGATTAGCAAGAGTTCGTGCAGCAAGAAATGATTATTTTCCAAACCTGTTTGATTTCATCGAGTGGTGCAAAATTCCGATGGATTTACCGTCAGAAGAAGAATTAGCACAGCGTTTAGCCAGTTTTCAACGTTATGGCATGGCTGATGTAGATAAATTTAAATTCAATTCTACCGTGGAATATTGGTTGATCACTGATTTGTATTGTCGTTGTCGTAGATACACTTGGTCAGTAGAGCAGTTACGAAAAGAAATTAAACAGGCCTTACGCAATATGGCAGACCGTTTAAAAAATGGTGAAGTGTTACCTGAGCCAACAAAACAATTACCAGCACAAGCAACATCTATGCCAGTCTCAAAAACACGTCAAGCAGAGATTATTGCAAGCATTAAAGGATCGTTGCGGGGGCATTAATGCAAGTATTGTTGTTGACACCATATAAACAATCAGACCTTGGTTTAATGATGTTTAGAATTCCGCGCAATGCTGCACAGGTAATGACGAAGAGAATGGTGTTAATGCCAGAGCCTACTGAATTACAACATAAGGAATCGGGTGTAGTTAATTGGCAAGGAGCTATTAGTGATGAATTTCCACCGTTGGTGGTGGATTTCTTAAAAAATAAGGAAGTGCGGTCAAAATTACTTACAAAAAAAGCGTTGATGAATTTTGTTGGCAGTATTAAGCATTGTCAGTTGAGTGATGGTGAATACTGTCATAAAGAATTAACAATTACTCCGCACTTAGACGGTTTTATTAGAACTTGTTGGCACCACGATACAGAAATGCGCAAGGGAAACTACGATGCAGAAAAAGCATCGTTGGTGGTGGAACAAAATATAGAGCAAGCAATCATTGCAAAAATCCAAGTGGATTTAAAACATGCTCGCCCTTTAACAGAATCAGATTTAGTGCTGTATTGTTTTAAGAATGGACTTCAACGTTTATTGAGTGATGCGTTATTAAGAAAGGTTTTTAGTGTTAAAAATTACGAACGAGACAATAAAGAAAGTTCTACTCGTTTCGAAGATCCTCTTATTTATCACATGGACCGTTTAGATAAAGCAATTTTAAATTTAAAAGCAGATGATGATCCTCCACTTCAATATATGGCAAGACCAAAGCCGCAATATATCCGTTCTGAAAAATGGTTACGTTGGGTAAAAACTCAGCCTTGTGTGTGCTGTGGTAAACAAGCAGATGATCCACATCATTTAATTGGTCATGGTAATGGTGTGATGGGAAGTAAAGCTGATGATTTGGATTGTATTCCGCTTTGCCGAATTCATCACAATGAATTACATCAAAACATAAAAGCATTTGAAGAAAAGTATGGTTCACAAATAGAGCTTTGGCATAAGTTCTTTTTATACTCCATCAAGATTGGTGCATTAGTGATTGATTAATAGTTTAACAATCAAAAGTGCGGTCTTTTTTAAAGTGAGATTTCCAAGATGACGATAACACTTGAACTACCATTTCCACCTTCTGTTAATACCTATTGGCGCAGAGTAAATGGGAAAACATTAATTAGCGCGAAAGGACGCGCTTATGCAGCACAGGTCGCCTGGATGACAAGACGCTCAGCAAGATTTCCAGCGGGTATTCGTGCTGCAGTGGTGGTGGAAGCATTTATGCCGGATAGAAGAATGCGTGATTTGGATAATCTTTTTAAATCATTATTAGACGCGTTAGTGAAAGCGGGCGTGCTGGTGGACGATAGTGTTATTGATGATTTGCGAATTGTACGCAAATGTGTAGTCAAGGGTGGAAAGGTTTTAGTGTCGATTAAGGAGATGTCATGTTAGATATTGATGCAATTGCTGTTGAATTTGGTTATTGGGCAACACCGCGACATGAAACAGAATTCCCACGGGTTGCCGCTGGATTTGCAGAAATGAAATGTGAAGCACGTTACGCACATAAATATCGCATTAATTCTATCTCTGATGACCTTGGTTTAAAAATTGATGGGTATCTTGGTATTATCCGTAAACTTACACCTGAGCTTTATGATGTATTTGTGCTAACTTATATAAAACGGTGGGATAAAGAAGAAATCTTGACATACCTAAGAATCTCAAAAACAGAATATTTTAATCGTTTAAAAACTGTGAAAACATCCTTAATGTTGATGATTGTGAGTGGTGGAAGTGCAAGTATTTTTATTGTTTAAAATTTTTAATAAAATGCCTTGACAGTCCGGACAAAAAGAGTATCATGTTTGCTATAGTGCAATTTTTGCACGTTTTAAAGTGTAAGTGATTTTCATGCCCCTGATGGTTTTCCATCGGGGGTTTTTTATTGCCAAAAATATGGTGGGTATAAATGCAAATTCTAAAAGACATGCCTATAGAGTCTCAGGCTTATGGTTGGCTAACTGCTTTATTCGGAGCTATGACTCTGTCCGAATGGTCTATTTTAATTGGTGTTCTTGTCACTATATGTGGTTATATACGTGAATCTCGTTATAAAAAACGAATGTTAGAACTCGAAGAAATTCGAGCGGGCGTTCGTGACAAAAACGGTGAAATGATACAGGGTGATAAAGATGTCAAAACTCAAAAAAGCTAGTGCTTTTGGTGTTTGTTTAGTTAGTGTAATTGTTGGATTGGTATATGACTCTGAAGATCGTTCATCAGGAATTATAATTTCAGAGAATGGTGCACGCGAAACTGGTGATGAAGAAGGTTGTAGAACTAATCCGTATCAATGTGCAGCAAAAGAGTGGACATTTGGTATCGGAGCGGCTACTACGGGTGGCGCTAATGTCATCATAGGTAAAACCTATACCAATGAAGAAATAGCAGATCAGTATGCAAAAGATTTGCGCAAGGTTAGTAAGTGCATTATTGATTACTATCCATACAATGAAATGAACCAAAATCAAATAGATGCTTTGGGCTCATTAATTTTTAACATTGGATGTCAAGGCTCTCGGTTTTACTTAGATAGAGAAAGTGGTCGTTTTAAAAAGACTCAGCTTTATAAAGCTGCAATTGATAAAGATTTTATACGCATGTGTAATACTTTCCCTAATTATTCCAGGGTGAATGGTAAGGTACATAAATCTATATTAAAACGAAGATTAAGGGAACGTGATTTATGTTTATCTCCAGTCAATAAAGTATAGTTGTTATGTGCATGGTTAGCCGGTGCGGTTATGGGAGCTATTAAATCAGATGGCGAAAGCGTAAACAAAAGAGCCTAAACCGCACCGCTATTTATTATGGGGGTTAACATGATTGGTATCTGGCAATATATCAGTAACGGATTCACAAAGGTTTTATTGGTGTGCTCCGTTGTTTCTGCGTTTGTAATTCTTGCATTGTGTGGATGGATTCATCATCAGTCAGCAACTATTGATGGGTTGAATGGAAAGATTAAAACGCACCAAGAAACAATTGCTGCACAAAGTCAAACGATCACCCGATTAGAAGAAGATGCTGAGCGAAATAGACAGCTCACATTTGAGCTAAGTCAGGTGGAGTCAGATGCAAGGAGTAAATCAGATGCAGTTATCAAATCTATACCGAAACAAGTTAAAACCAGTAATGCTTTTAATACTAGCGCTCCTAGTAATGTTATTGAGTTCTTGCGCCAATAAACCTGTTGTAATGAGTTGTTCTCAATTACCTGCAGCGTTGACCGCTCATTTAGATAAGACGGCATTTGCTGGTGATACTTATGGTGATGTGACAAAGTACGCGGTAATCCTAAAACGTGAACGTGATATGTGCTTAAACCGTATTGATAAAATTCGGGAGTGGCAAACAGAGAAGTTAAGTAAATAAAAGGTGAGTGACAATACTCGCCTTTTTTCTTTTGGTGGGAACTATGCCAGCAAGAATACCTAAAGCATGTAGAAAGCAAGGCTGTAAGAATACAACAATCAACAGCAATGGTTATTGTGATGAACATCAAGGTTGTGGTTGGCAAAGACATCAGAAAGGAAAGACATCGTCTCAGCGTGGTTATGGATCTCAATGGCGAAAAATAAGATCGGTTGTGTTAGTGAGAGACAACTATCTGTGTCAAGAGTGTTTAAAGCAAGGTCTGTTTGTAACAGCTACAACTGTTGACCACATAATCCCTAAGGCTCACGGTGGTAGTGATGACTTAACTAATCTACAAAGTTTATGTAATTCATGCCATAAATTCAAAACAGCGCGAGAACGATTGAAATAGTGTTTAAAGTGCGGTTGTTTTTGTAAGGGTAGGGGGTGGTAAAATCTCTATATGTTTTGCCTATCGAAACCGCCCCCCTAACTCTATTTTTACAACCGCGAAATTAAAAATTTAGGGTAAACGCCAAATGACAGGAATAGCAACAACGCCGGGGCGAGGAAGAAAGCCCACTCCGACGAAAGTGAAAGAGCGTCGCGGCAACCCCGGTAAAAGAAAATTAAATAAAGACGAGCCTGAGTTCAGTCCGTTTAACGAAAACACCCCACCGCCATCTCAGCTTAATACTGATGGTAAAAAAATGTGGGCCTTTATTCTAAAAGAATTACTATCCCAAGGAGTTCTACTCCAAACCGATCTTGAAGTAGTGACAAACTATTGCATTGCATATCAGAATCGTAATCGTGCTTGTAAAGATGTTGAAAAATACGGCACGTTTGTTGAGAACGGGAATGGTGGATTATCGAAAAATCCTGCTTTTACTGTTTTGAATGAAGCGTTGAAACAGATGACTACATTCGGAGCGTTGCTCGGACTTGACCCAAGCAGTCGACAACGATTGATAGGTAAGGTAGATGAGCAAAATCACAATCCATTCGCGGAGTTAATGCAATGACAGATAATGTAAAAAAGGCAATTAAATATGCCAAAGATGTTATTGCTGGCAAGATTCCAGCTTGCCGATTTATTGTAAAAACCTGTCAGCAATTCATTGATGATTTAGAAAAGCAAAGTGCGGTTAAATTTCCTTATTATTTTGATGAAGTTAAGGCCGAAAAAGCGTGCAAATTCATTCAATATCTGCCACACACAAAAGGCGAGTGGGCATCAAAACGACAAAATATCACGCTTGAACCGTGGCAACTCTTCATTATGGCAAATACTTTTGGGTGGTTGCGTAAAAGCGACAATCTGCGTCGTTACCGTGAAGTTTATGTTGAAGTACCCCGCAAAAACGGTAAATCAGCTATTTCTGCTGGTGTCGGCTTGTATATGTTCTGCATGGATAATGAGTTTGGCGCTGAAGTTTATTCAGGCGCGACCACAGAAAAACAAGCATGGGAAGTTTTCCGTCCTGCTCGATTGATGTGTAAGAAAACCGATCTTCTTTGCTCGACTTTTGGTATTGAAGTTAATGCCTCTAACTTAAACCGTCCTGCTGATGGTTCTCGTTTTGAACCGCTTATCGGTTCACCTGGTGATGGTGCATCGCCTAGTTGTGCGATAGTGGACGAATACCATGAGCATAAGAATGATGAGCTATATACCACAATGTTGACTGGTATGGGTGCGCGTAAACAACCGCTTATGTTTATCATTACGACTGCAGGTTATAACATCGAAGGTCCTTGTTACGACAAACGCAGAGAAGTAATTGAAAAATTATCCGGTGCAATTCCTAATGATGAGCTATTTGGGATCATCTATACAATTGATGAAGATGATGATTGGACAGATGAAAGCGTATTACGTAAAGCGAATCCAAACTTTGATGTGTCAGTGTATGGCGATTACCTAATTAGTCAGCAAAACAAGGCAATTAATAATGCACGCCTTACTAATACCTTCAAAACTAAACACTTAAATGTATGGGTGTCAGCTAAAGAAAGCTATTTCAACATGGTGAGCTGGGAAAACTGCAAGGATGAAACATTATCACTTGAAGATTTCCAAGATGATGATGTTGTGCTTGGCCTTGATATGGCGCGTAAGCTTGATATGAACTCGCTTGTTAAAGTGTTTGCTCGGGTTATTGATGGTAAGCAGCATTATTATTGTATTGCTCCAGAATTCTTCGTTCCGGAAGATACTATCTATAACACAGATACCGCTTTAAAACGAGTGGTGGACAAATATCAAAAATGGGTAAACAGTGGACATTTGACTGCAACAGATGGTGCGGAAGTTGATTATCGAGAGATAGAAGAAGTCATCAAAGATACCAATCAAGAACATAGAGTTTCCTGTGTTGCAATTGACCCGCATGGAGCGATAGCAATCAGCCATAACTTAGCTGATGAAGGACTGAACCCTATAACCATTACACAAAACTACACCAACTTATCCGACCCAATGAAAGAATTGGAAGCGGCAATTGAATCAGGTCGTTTCCATCATGACGGTAATCCAATTATGACGTGGTGTATTGGTAACGTGGTTGGAAAGACGGTTCCAGGAAATGATGATGTAGTGCGCCCAATTAAAGAAATTCCTGAAAACAAAATAGACGGAGCGGTGGCTCTAATGATGGCAATCGGTCGCATTATGTTGAGCACTGATGATGAAAACTTTTTCCCGAATGAGGTATTAGAACTATGAGAACTGTCATTTTAGATCTTTTAGGTCTAACAGGCTTTGGCTTGATGTCTTATGGAGTGTATCTCAAATATGGGGCAGATATTGCATTAATTGGTAGTGGGGCATTATTACTGCTTTTAACTATTTTGGCATCGAGAGGTAAACAATGATTTTTGATAAATTATTTAGCACTCGTTCACTGGAAAATCCAGCGGTGCCATTAAGTGCTGAATCAGCTTACGAAGAGATATTCGGAATGCAGCCGACTAAATCGGTTAGTCCTGATTTGGCAATGAAGTTATCTGCAGTTTATGCTTGCGTTTATGTGTTATCGAGTTCTGTCGCACAATTACCACTGCACGTGAAGTGTAAGAGCGGTGATAAAGTAGAAACAGTAAAAGATCATCCAGCATATTACCTTCTACATGATAGCCCTAACGCTTGGCAGACATCATATAAATTGCGCGAATATGCACAAAGTTCTGTTTTGTTGTACGGAAATGCTTATATCCATATTGTTCGTAATAAAAACGGTGAAGTTGTCTCGCTTGAATCATTAGAGCCGTGGAAAGTGCAGTTGCTTAAAAACGGAAGTCGCTATGTTTACGCTTACTACGGTGACGATAAGACAATGAGCCTATCTCCAGATGATGTTTTACACATCAAGTCACTCGGGCCATCAATAAAAACAGGTAAATCAGTCATCCAAACTCATGCTGAGACGATTGGCTTAGGGTTGGACGCTCGAAAATTTGCGAGCGGGTTCTTCGGTGGAAATGCTCGTCCTGCAGGTATTCTTTCGGTTAAGACGCCACTGAATAGCAACGCGTGGGAAAATTTTAAAAAGATGTGGCAAACCGCACAAGAAAAGCTGAGAAGCGAAGAAAATAAAACAATATTACTTCCTGCTGAGCTTGATTATAAGGCTTTGACCGTGTCACCAGTCGATACCGAGCTTCTTTCGATGATGAAACTTAATCGTTCAGAGATTGCCGGTATTTTTAATGTTCCAGCACACATGATCAATGATTTGGAGAAGGCGACATTTTCCAACATCTCCGAACAGACAATCCAGTTTATTCGATTCAGCGTGATGCCATGGGTGGTGAATTGGGAGCAAGAATTAAACCGAAAAATCTTTACTGAAGCAGAGCGTAAAGCGGGTTACTTCGTGAAGTTTAATCTTGCTGGGATTATGCGCGGTACTGCAGGTGAGCGAGCAACGTTCTACCATGCGGCTATCACTGATGGTTGGATGTCGCGAAATGAAGCTCGTCAGCTTGAAGATATGAATCCGGTTGAAGGACTGGATGAAATGTTGGTTAGCGTGAATGCGGCAAAACAAGCAAATAATAAACAAACGGAGAACACAAATGAGTGATGTAGAAAAACGCTCCTACGCAGGCGAAGTGCGAGCGGAAAGCCGAGATGATGAGCCTACGCACATTATCGGTTATGGTTCCGTGTTCAATACTATGTCTGAAGTAATGTGGGGTTTTCGTGAAATCATTATGCCAGGTGCATTTGATGATGTGCTTGAAGATGATGTGCGCGGGTTGTTTAATCACGACCCGAATTTCATTCTAGGGCGAAGTAAGGCTGGTACGTTGAGTCTATCAGTCGATGAAACAGGTCTTAAATACGACATTATTGCACCAGATAATCCAACTATTCGTGATTTAGTTATTGCACCGCTAAAACGTGGCGATATTACTCAATCATCTTTTGCGTTTAAGATCGCACGTAATGGGGATGAATGGTATGAGAATGATGATGGTGTAATCATCCGTGAAATTCATAAAATTTCACGCCTTTATGATGTCAGTCCTGTGACTTATTCCGCTTACCAAGAAGCAAGCAGTACAGCTCGCTCACTTGAAGCGTGGAAAGAAGCTCGAGACTCAGGAACGCTTGCTAAAGCGGTATCACAAAAAGCCGCACGTGAGCGATTCTTAAGCTTAATTAGCGCTAAATAAAAGTAATTTTTATCAATACGAGCCGCAATAATGCGGCTTTTTTCATTTAAAGAAAGAGGAAAAATCATGGCTAAATTACATGAACTTCAAGAAAAACGTCGTAATATCGCGGCTCAAATGCGTCAATTGAATGATGAAATTGGCGAAAAAACATGGACTGAAGAACAACGCACTAAGTGGGATTCTATGAAATCCGAGTTAGGCGGTGTTGAATCACAAATTGAGCGCGAAGAATCATTACGATCAACCGATGCTTTATTTGTTGAAGAACAACGTCAAATTGAAACTGAATCAAAACCAGTTATTGATGTAGAAGTTAAACGTTCACAAGCATTTAACTCGTTCCTGCGTCGTGGCTTAGGCGAATTAAGCCAAGAAGAACGTCAAGTGATGGCAGAACTTCGCGCACAAGCGGCAGGCACGGACAATAAAGGTGGTTACACCGTACCTAAAGAAATGCAGGCTCGTATTGCTGAACAAATGAAAGCTTTTGGTGGTATCGCGAGCGTTGCTCAAATCCTTAATACTGCAGACGGTCGTGTTATTACTTGGGCGACTGCAAACGGCACAGCTGAAGAAGGTGAATTAATTGGCGAAAATGCGGCAGCAACTGAATTAGATACTGAATTTGGCACAGCTGAGCTTGGTGCGAAAAAACTCTCATCAAAAATTATCCGCGTATCAAACGAATTGTTACAAGATTCAGGTGTGGATATCGAAGAGTATTTATCTCGTCGAATTGCAGAGCGTATTGGTCGTGCAGAAGCTAAATATCTTATCCAAGGTACTGGCGTTGGCTCACCTGCTCAACCTAAAGGCTTACAAACTGCAGTTACTGGTGTAACCCAAGCAGCAGCTGCTGCAGTAGCATGGCAAGATTTTAACGCATTGATCCACTCAGTAGATCCTGCCTATCGCAATGTTGGCAATACTCGCCTTGCTTTCAACGACAATACGTTAAAAACGTTGAAAGAAATGGTGGATGGACAAAAACGTCCATTATGGTTGCCTGATGTGGCTGGCGTAGCACCTGCAACCATCTTAGGTCATCAATATGTGATTGACCAAGGCATCGAAGATATTGGTTCAGGTAAGAAATTTGCTTACTTTGGCGATTTCAGTCGTTTCATCATTCGACGCGTGTCAGGTATGACATTACGTCGCTTAGTGGAACGTTACGCAGAGTTCGACCAAGTAGGTTTCTTAGCGTTCCATCGCTTTGACTGCGTACTCGAAGATGTGTCAGCAATTAAAGCATTAACAGGTAAATAATTAAAAGTGCGGTCAGAAATGGCCGCATTTTTTATTCGGGGGATGAATGGAAATCAAACTAGACGAAATTAAGTTGCAATGTCGCATTGATAATGATGAGGAAGATGATTTGTTGTCTGCCTATCTAGTTGCAGCAAAGGCGATGGTTGAGAACCACACGAATAGAGTGCTTTTTAATACATTGCCCGAAGAAAAACCGATTAATGCACAAGAAATCACTGGTGATTTGAAAATAGCTATATTAATGCTGATCGCTTACCTATATGAAAACCGTGGTGGATGGAACGAAGGGCAAGGTGTAACAAACTTTGATTTACCTCCAACTGTAAAAGCCATCATTGAGCGTTATCGTTTTATAGATGTGTAGGTGATATATGAACATAGGAAAGCTACGTCACAGAATTACCTTGTTGCGGCAAGTTAATGAAGTTAATGATTATGGTGCAAGTACTCAAACCTGGAAGAGAGTAGCTACTGTTTGGGCTGATGTTAGACCATTATCAGGTCGAGAGTATTTTTCAGCCCAGCAAGTACAGTCTGAAGTTACCACTCAAATATGGCTACGTCATATAGAAGGCATTAAACCCACAATGAAGGTTAAGTTTGGGAAAAGAGAGTTTGAAATTCTTTCCGTGCTTAATACTCAAGAGCGTGACGTGTCTTTACAGCTTATGTGTAAGGAGACAGGTAATGTCTAATTTGTCTGTAAACATCAAAGGTTTAAAAGAGCTCGGTCAAGCAATGAACTCGCTTGAGCGCAAAGTCAGAAATAGCATTGGCGTGAAGGCAATGAGAAAAGGTGGTGCGGTTATTAGAAATCAAGCAAGAGCAAATGCTCCTGTTTTAGAACACAGTGTATCGCATCGTAAGCGAGGAACCTTGAAAAGGGCTATTTCTGCTAGAACCAAAATTGGTGAAAACGGTTCTGTAACCACAAAAATTTTTGTCCGTAAGCTTAAAATTAGCAAGATTACAGCTTTTAAAAGTAATGGCAAAAATAGTTCGGCGAACCCGGACGATCCTTACTATTGGAGATTTGTGGAATTTGGCACATCTAAAATGCCAGCCAAACCGTTTTTGCGCCCAGCTTTCACTGCAAAGAAAGAACAAGCAAGCCGTGAAATCATCATGACATTACGAGATGAAATCTTGCGAGGTGGGCGTAAATGATCCAAAAAAAACTCTTTAGTGCTCTAAATCCACTTGTGTCAGGTCGTTGTTTTTATGGTTTGATTCCTGAAACAAATAGTACCTATCCAGTCATCGTATATCAATTCCCAACAATATCACCAAATTCAGCGTTGGAAGATGGTGATTTGGATGATTTCACGGTGCAGATTGATGTTTATAGCAAAAATCCTGATGACATTTTCGCTCTACGAAAGGCTATTTTTACTGCACTTGAAACGGCATTTGATTATGCCGAGAGAGAAAGTGATTTCAGTGACTACGAACCCGATACAAAATTACATCGTCGGGTAATAACTTATCAAATTGCTTATGGAGAATAAAACATGGCAGCAAAAACCACACCGTTCCAAAAAACACGGTTTTATATTGGCACATCCGAAGATGTCGGTAAGAAAATTACAGCTTGTGCTGTAACACCAAATGCAACAATTACTGTCCCATCAAGCGGATTCAAAACTGGTGATTGTGTCTTAGTTACCGGCTTGGGTGCACTAGATGGATATTATCCAGTTAAATCTGTTGCGGCAGATGTAATCACATTGGCCGATGAAGTTGATTGGTCAGCGTATGATCAACCAACAGTATTTACTGATGCTAAAGCGGCATTAGTGAAATGGTCAAATAATTTCTGTGAGCTCCGAAATTTAGAGCGTAGCGAAGATACATTGACCGAAGAAGATGTGACTACCATGTGTGATGATGGCAAAGCCACCGAAGCAGGTGAGTTTGAGTACGGTGAGACTCAGATGAAGTTCTTTACTGCGCCAACATCCGAAATGCAAAAATTATGCCGTAAAAAATTCTTTTCGAAATCGAAGTTCCCTTTCCGTTTAGTTTTTCCAAATGATCAAGGCACGATGTATGGCACTGGTTATTTCAAATCTGGCAATGGTTACTCCGGTGAAACTATGGGTAAATTTGAAAGCGGTGCGACTATTAAGCATACAAAACAGGAGTACCATTTACCTGTAGCTTAATAATAAAAAAAGCCAAGAGTGATCGGCTCTTGGCTTTAATTATTTGATTAACCTTTAATGCAGGAGAAGTTTACCTGCGAGTAAATTTTAACCATAAAAGAGGGTAAATACAATGGATTTGAGAAACAAATTGTTGAAGCATAAACCTAAAGTAACCGAAATTGAAATTCTTGGCGAAAAGTACTATGTAAGAGCATTAAGTGTCGGTGATGTGAACCGTGGATTGTTTGGCCAGCACAAACTATTGTGTGATATTGCAAAAGCACAAGGTATTGAGCTTAATTATGATGATCCTGATGAATTAGGCAAGCAATTAGGAAAAGTTTACGATCCATATCGTTTAGCCAGAAATCTAGCCCTCCGCTTATGCGATAAAGATGGTAATCTATTGTTTGATTTTGAAAATGAAGATGACTTGAAAGCATTATCAAGCCTAGATAATGAAGTATCTGAAGAATTAAGTCGAGCATTGATGGGTGATGAACCAAAAAACTTAATGACCGACGCAAGTTCCAAATAACTTTATCGCTTGCGTTGGGCAAAACGTTAGAAGAAATCGAACAAATGCCTGAAAAACATCTTCAGGAATATATGCTGTTTTATCAAGAGCAGCCATTTGGTTTGTGGAGAGATGATTATCGCACTGCACAGATTGCTCATTTGTTAGCGTTAATTCATAAAGATCCAAAACAGAAAGCCACAACATTGAACGATTTAATGCCATTTTTCAATGAAAATAAGGCATCAGAAGATAAAGAAGATGATGGCGTAGAGTCTTATTTGTTAAATCGTTGATTGTTTAGTAAAAAAGTTGAAAAAATTAGCTACTCCCTATTGATTAAAATGAATGTATTTTGTACAGTATAGGTATGTAAATAAGGAGGGGTTATGTTTAAAGATGAAATTAAACTTATCCATTGGTTGGGTAAAGAGGCTATTGCGTTTTTAGCTTTATTCTTTGTATTACCCATCATTTTTATCTTGGCTGTAACAGGCATAACCACAAAAATTTTACTTGGTGTTTCTCTGGCTTACATCACCTTTTTTGTTTTTGCAAAAGTTGCTATGTTTTTCTTTGTGAAGAAAACTGAAAATGAAGTGCTGCAGCAAATTGAAAAAGAAAACGAAGTTAAGTACGTCATCATTAAATAGTTAGTGTTTGTATAGAAAGCTCGCAATATGCGGGCTTTTTTTATTTCTGGAGAAAATATGTCATCACTCGGTAGTTTGTATATTGGGTTAAGTCTCGATACAGTCCAATTTCAGAATGGATTGAGTAAGTCGGAGTATCAGACCCGAAAATTTACTAGACAATTTGAAGCTAATTTTTCTCGCGCTCAAGAAAAAGCACGTCAGTTCTCAGAACGCACTACGCAATATTTAAATAATATTGAGAAAGCTGCCAATAACATCAATTCGACAACAAAATGGAGTTTTCGCCTTGATAATTTAGGTAGAGCGCAAGATTTGTCAAAGCAAGCTATTGCAATGATGGATAGCTACACTGAGCTACAGAACCGTATTAGACTGGTAACTCATAGTCAGACAGAAATGGCTCAGGCTACAGAAAGCGTGTTTGATATATCATCTCGAACCAATCAAGCTGTTGGCGCAACCGCTCAAATCTATCAACGTTTTGCAAAAAATGCTGATACTTTAAATATTAGTCAGCAAAAAGTCGTAGAACTAACAGAAACCGTATCAAAGGCAGTCGCTTTATCAGGTGCGGCACAAGCTTCATCAGAAGCGGCATTAATGCAGTTCGGTCAAGCATTGGCTAGTGGTGAGTTGCGCGGTGCTGAACTTAATTCTGTGATGGAGCAAACACCGGCTTTAGCACAAGCTATTGCAGATGGTTTAGGCGTTAGCGTTGGCGCACTTAAAGATATGGGTAAGAATGGTGAGTTATCTATCAACAAAGTGATAACTGCACTTGAAAAAGCAAAATCATCTGTGGATAGTGATTTCGAGAAACGTGTAAAAACACTTTCGATGTCATATACCAATCTCGAAACATCATTTATTAAATATGCCGGTGAAGCTGACCGCACTTATGGTATCACACAAAAACTGGGCGAGAGTGTAGATTTTGTTTCGAAAAATCTTGATCAATTAATCACTGCAGCGGTTGTTTTAACTGGTGCCTTAGCAGTTGGTAGAATTAGCCAATACAGTGCAGAGTTAGCAAAATCAGGCATTATTAGCGCCAAAAATGCTTTAGCCCATACAGCAGAAGCAAAAAGCATTTATGAAAGAGCGACAGCAATGCGAGTTGCCGCACAACTTGAAATGTCTAGTTTGACTGCTCAATTACAGCTTGCTCAATCTGAACAAACTCGATTTGCATTGCGTGAAAGAATGAAAGTTCAGTCTGCTCAAATTATTGCACTTGCAGAAGCAGAAGCTACAGCAAAACGAAACCTTGCCACAGCAACTAATCTTGCAACGATGGCGGCAAAAGGTTTGCAAAGTGTAATGGCTTTACTTGGTGGCCCAGCAGGTGTTATTGGTATTGCGGCTACATCATTATTATTTTTCAGTTCACAAGCCGCCGAAGCTCGACAATGGGCATTAGATACATCTATTGCTAATCAAGCTTTAGCTGAATCTTATGATCAAATCACCGAAGCGGCATTATCAATTAAAATTACTGAACAGCTTGAAAATGTCAAAAAATATTACGCTGAAATCGAAAAATTAAAAGCGGGAATAGCGACAAAACAGGTTGGTGCAGATTTTGATGGCATTAGCGTTGGTGGAAATGCAAATGATGCCGAAATTGAAAGTTTAAAAAATAAAATCCAAGTAATTAAAGAAAATGCTGATGTTGCAAAACAGTCACTTGAGAAAATGCTTTCGCCACTTGGCGAGAAGATGTTGAGAGCAGGTAAAAATGTTGATGAAGTGCGGCAGAAATTCAAGTTGCTTGGCGTATCAGCAGAAACTGCAGATAACATTATAGCTAACTTGCCAAAAAGCTTTAATGATACGGCTAATAGTGCAAATAAAGCGGCAGATAAGACGTTAGATTTAAAAGATGCGATGGAAAAGCTGAAAGAGAAATCTACGTCTCTTGCTCAAAAGCTTGAAGTTGCAAAACTCAAACAACAAGGTCAGGCTAAATCCGCTTATGTGTTGGCTGGTCTTTATGAGTTACTCGGCAAGGAAGGCGCAGAATACAACGAAGTATTAATTGGTATTGCTACAGGCACAATTACTGCAGCTAATGCGGCAGATAAAGCGGTCGGGTTATCACTTGAAACACTAAACAAGATTTTAGCCGGTAAAGCAACATTGGAAAAAATGTTTTCCGATGAAACCAAAGTGACAACAATTGAAACGCAAATCAAAGAAAGCAATAAAAAATCAGGTGGTCGAAAATCATCAGGTGAAAATGCTCGAGATAGTTGGTTAAGTTTCTATGACGAAATTCGTAAGAAAAGTAGTTCTAGTCTTGCTGAAATTGACTTGGAACAAACAAGAATGTTCCAACGTTTAGAAGAGCACAACAAAAAAGGTGTTGTATCTCATCAAGAATATGAAACAGCAAAAACAGCTATCACCGAGCGGTTTGCTCGTCAACGGTTAGAACTTGCAGGGAAATATGCGCCAGAGAAATTATTACGTGCTAATTTAAATGATGAGTTAGCGGTAGTTGAAGAGCTTAAAAAAGCAGGACAGCTTACAGGTGGTGAAGCTAATACTGCTGAATTGCAATTGAAGTTTGATTATGCTCAAAACAGATCTCAAAGTGCGGTCAATCCATTAGATCAATTACGCGCACTTTATGATCCGCAACAAGAGCTAATTAATCAACAAACGCAAGAGCTTGCTCAGCTCCAAGCATTTAACGATCAAAAGTTAATCACAGAAGAAGAATTCCAACAACGCAAACAACAAATCATTGAAAAATACAGAAATAGCCAGTTCCAAGAACAAATGGGGCTTTATGCTACTGGATTAAATGACCTTGGTAGTGCGTTTGGAACTTTAACATCAGTAGTTGAACAATCAGCCGGTAAGCAATCTGCAGCTTATAAAGCAATGTTTGCAGTATCAAAAGCGTTCGCTATTGCAGAAGCTACGGTGAAATTATCTCAAGCGGTCGCACAAGCGATGGCAGATACAACCGCACTTACTCCTGCTCAAAAATTTGCAAATATGGCAGCGGTTGCAGCGGCTGGTGCTAATGTTATCTCTCAAATCACTAGCGTAGGATTTGCTAAAGGCGGTCATGTTGTTGGCGAGGGTACAGGAACAAGCGATTCCATATTGGCCCGATTATCTAACAACGAATTTGTTATGACATCCCGTACTGTTGATCACTATGGTGTTGGATTTATGAATGCCTTAAATCAACGCAGATTCCCTAAATTTGCAAATGGCGGTCATGTTGGTGGTAAATCTGATAGTTATGACGGATTGTTTAGCGGTGGTGGAGCATCAACTAATAACGAAGTATCAATAACAATAAATATTGATAAAAACGGAAATGAAAGTGTGACTGCTGAGCAAAAAGCCGAACAAGGTAAAGAGTTAGCACTAGCAATCCAAGCAAATGTACTTGAAGTGTTAAGAAAACAACGTCGTCCAGGTGGAATGCTTGGATAAGGAGATGAGATGGCTTTAAAAACATTGCCTTGGTGTCCGCAGCCTGGTTATACGGTTGATGAAGAGCCAAAGCGGAAAGTGCTTAATTTTGGGAATGGCTATCAGCAACGAATGGAAGATGGAATTAATGCTCTTTTGAGAAAATATTCCGTCACCTATAAGGTGAAAAATAGCCAATCAGCAGAATTTCGTCAATTTATGAAAGAGCACGGTGGAGTCCGTGCTTTTTATTTTAAAGACGTCGCGCTAAATGGGGAATTAGTTAAAGTTGTTTGTGTTAAGTTCCCTCGCCAAATTGGATTGACTCACACAACCTTTAATTGTGAATTCGAAGAGGTAGTGTAAATGCCTAAAAATTTACCTAAAAAAATGACCGCACTTTTACCTGAATTAGAGCAGGGTGCGCTTATTGAATTGTGGGATATTGATTTACGCCATATTACTCCGACTAACGGTTCTAATACTGCAGGTGAATTATATCGATTTCACAATGGTTTAAACCAAGGGCGAACCAATATTTGGTGGCAGGGAAATGAGTATCAAGCCTATCCAATTAAAGCAGATGGATTTGAAATTAGTGGGCAAGGCCCAAGTTCGCGTCCGACATTAACAGTATCTAACCTATATGGAATCATTACCGGTATTGCGGTTAATCTAGGGCAAGGCGTTGGTGGTAAAGTTACTCGTAGATTGGTTTATGCACAGTTTCTTGATGCTCGTAACTTTGATGGTGGCAAAAACGCTCAAGCAGATCCTACACAAGAAGCGGTGAGTTATTACATCATTGAGCAATTAAAAAGCCTTGATGATAAACAAGCTACTTTTGAACTGGCATCACCTGCAGAAACGGATAACGCAAAAATACCGCTATTAATGATTACATCGGATGTTTGTATTTGGCAATATCGTTCACCACAATGCGGTTATACAGGTGGGCCTGTTGCCGATGAATTTGATAAACCAACGAACGACCGTAAAAAAGATAAATGCTCGCATTGTATCCGTGGTTGTAAATTGAGATTTGGCGAGAATGCTGTGTTGCCGTTTGGCGGTTTTCCGAGTACAACCCAGTATGGGAATTGATCATGATTATTCCGGATAAATTAAAAAAAGAGATACTGTCTCACGCTAAAAGTACAGAGCCACAAGAATGTTGTGGCTTTGTTGTATTTAAAGACGGTTTTTCTTATATCCCTTGCGAAAACATCTCACACGATCCTGTTAATTTTTTTGAAATATCGCCAGATGATTTTATTCTTGCTGAAGAACGTGGTGTCATTGTAGCGTTGGTGCATTCTCACCCTGATTCTGCTTTTGAAAAAGGATTGCCATATTTATCCATTGCTGACAGAGAATGTCAGGTTAGAACACTGCTAGATTTTTGGCTGGTGGTGGATGACGATATTAAACAGTTCCGTGCTATTTCACCGCTGATTGGTCGCCAATTTGAAAACAATAAACAAGATTGCCGAAATATCATTCTTGATTGTTATATGTTGGCTGGTATTGAATTGCCCGATCAATCCACTTACGAATTTGAATGGTTTGAGCATTCCAATTTATATGAAGAAGGCTTGGCTCGTTGTGGATTTGAAAAAATTCCTTTTGATGAAGAACCGCAGCTTGGCGATGTGATTTTAATTAAAGTAGGTGCAAGTTTCGCTAATCACGCAGGAGTGTATCTAGGTGATCAGATGATGGTTCATCATAGTGAAAGTCGTCTCTCTGCACGTGTACCTTATGATGGTTTTTGGCTTAATTCAACGCATTCAATTTGGAGACATTCAGAATGGCAAAAATTACATTTCATGGCAATCTTAAACGATTTAGCGATGAACCATTCGAGCTTGATGTAAGTAACTTTAGAGAGTTAATGAGTGGATTAATCACTCAAGTTCAAGGACTAAGATCGCATCTTAGCAAAGGGTATTACAAGGTTAGAATTGGTAGAAAGTATATAAGCAATGAACAATTAAAAAATAACCCAATAATTGATCTTGATGATAAATCCTCCGTACATTTTACGCCAGTTATTACTGGTGCTGGTAAAGCAGCAGGTATAATTCAAGTAGTTGTTGGGGTTGTATTAATTGCTGTTGCGTGGTGGAGCCCGGCAGGTTGGTCAGCTGGTGGGATAATGATAGCTGGAGCAATGGGAGCATCACTTGCCATATCTGGCGCTATATCTCTTTTAACGAGACCGCCAGATATGGGGAGTGGTGCTAATGAAAGTGAAAAGAAACAAAGCACATCATTTAGCAATCTTCGTAACTTAACTCCACAAGGGAGACCTATTCCGTTATTGTACGGAAAAATGATGACCAGCCTTATACTTGTTTCCCAAGGGATAGAAACTTTTGACGATCATCAATAACATCACAAATAAATTTAACCGCTTATAGGCACTGCTTATAGGCGGTTTTCTTTTAAAGAGGTATTTATGGGCGGTAAAAAACAAGGCTCAGCGCGCACACCACATGAGGCACCTGATAGCCTTCGTTCTTCACAACGATTACGTGCTATTGGTTTAATCTCTCTTGGTCCAATCAAAGGTCCAGCCAATAAATGGAAATCGACTTACTTTGACAATACGCCAATCCAAAATGCAAACGGTGTTGATGATAATGATGAGTCAAGTTTCAATTTCAAAAACACAGAGATAGCATATACACTCGGCACGCAGGATCAAATGCCGCTACAAGGCTTTGAAATGTCAGAGCGTGAAGTATCAGTTGGCGCTGAAATTAAAAATGTTACCCCTGTAACAAGAACTGTCATTGATCCTGATGTGACACGTCTCAGAATCACATGTGGTGTAAGTGCGTTATTTTCTCAAAATGATAATGGTGATACAGAGGGAACATCTGTATCACTTGAAATCTTAATCAATGGACTCCCCAGAGCAGTAAAAAATATTAGTGGTAAATCATCATCTCGTTTTTATCGCAGTTATATCATTGATAATTTACCGCCTAAACCATTTACCATTACAGTCAAAAGATTAACGGCCGATAGTAAATCACAGCGGTTACAGAATGGCACTCACTGGGTCAGCTATACAGAAATCATTGATACCAAACTGTCATACCCAAACATGGCACTAATTGGTATTAAAACGGATTCGCGCTATAACCCAAATTTCCCTAATGTGAATCTATTGCTTTATGGCCGATTGGTGAAAGTGCCAAGTACATATAATCCTGAAACAAGAACGTATGCACCTGGTATTTGGCGCGGTGACTGGAAAGAAGAGTGGACGGATAACCCCGCATGGATTTTTTACGACTTAGTCACTAATTCTTTAGCTGGATTAGGTAAACGAATTGGTGAATATGGATTAGATAAGTTTCAGCTGTATCAAATTGCAAAATACTGTGATGAATTAGTCGATGATGGATATGGTGGCAAAGAACCACGAATGGTATCTAATCTATGGATTACAGAACAGCGTGATGCCTATAACGTGCTATCAGACATGGCATCTGTTTTCCGCTCTATTGCAGTGTGGAATGGAACGCAGTTTTCAGCTATCCAAGACAGAACATCAGATCCAGTTTGTTTATATACGCAATCAAATGTAGTTGATGGTAAATTCTCTCGCCAATTCGCAGCAGGAAAGACAATTTTCACTGCAGTGGAAGTTGAATATGCCGATGAACGTAACTTCTATCAAAAGGCGATTGAGTACGTTGCAGATGATTTAATGATTGCTCGCTATGGCTACAATGTTAAGAAAATTACAGCTTATGGCTGTACAAGTCGTGGGCAAGCTCACCGATACGGAAAATGGGTATTAGAAACATCTCGTCTTGAACAATGCACTATTACCTTTGTAGTAGGTCGTCAAGGGTTATTGCATTTGCCAGGCGACATCATTGAAATTGCTGATAATGATTTTGCGGGGAAAACACTTGGTGGACGCGTTGTAGCGATAAATGGAAAGACAGTAACGCTTGATCAACCTGTAGAAATTACTGGTAATAGCTATTTAAGTTATCTCAATGATGAAATGCAGTTGGTGAAAATCAAAATCATCAATGCAGATAATACAAATAAATCGGTTGTTACATTAGAAACCAATCCTGTTGGTTTGAATGTAATGGATGATTGGGTATTAAAAACACCGCAAGTATCTACTCAGCTTTACCGCGCACTCGGTATTACTGAAAACGATGACGGAAGTTATACCATAACCGCACTACAACACGAACCGCAAAAAGAAGCGATTGTTGATGGTAGTGCAAGTTTTGTGCCTGTTGTATCAACAATGCACAATGGACTAACAAAAGTAACTAATGCTGATGTAGTTTATAGTGCTGATGGTATAAAACTAACTTGGTCAGTACCCACAACAGATACGTTATTAACCTATGAAGTGCGGTTATATCGCAACGGAAAGGTTTTTAAAACATATCTAAACTTAAAAAATCCAGAAATATCATTTGAAGGATTGCCTGACGGAAGTTATACCGCAGAAATCAGAGCTAAAAACCAAAGTGGCCAATTGTCAGATCCTGTAACACGCTCATTTGAGATTAATCTCAATATTCCTAGATTTGTTACTAAATCCTTGTTGTTTGCTATTGAGCTTGATTGGGATTTACCTAAGACATTTACACCTGGGTTTAGTACTGAGATTTGGCGTAGCAATACAAATGACATAAGCTCTGCAGTGAAAGTGGCAACACTGCCATATCCTCAAAGTAACTATGTTATCAATGGTGTGCCTTTATCAACAGGCTATTACTTTTATTTACGAGGAGTAGATAAACAAGGTAACAAAGGCGAATTTACCGAGGCGGTATTTGGCGAAGCAGACCATAACCCAGATAACTTGTTAAATGCGCTAGAAGGGAAAATCACCAAGTCACAACTTGGCCAAGAGCTCATCAACTCCATTAAAGCCGATATTAATAATGCAGTTGGAGAAGAAGCTAAAACAAGACAAACTGCTGTTGCAGGTGCATTGGCTCAAATAGCCGCACAAGCTCAATCATCAGGAACCGCAATTAAAAATCTTGAAAAAGCAGACCAAGCACAAGCAGAAACCATCAAAACTGTGACAGCGAAGGCTGAATCAGCTTTATCGGGTATTACTGCAGTAAGAGAGGCTCAAGCGCAAAGTGATAAAGCAAATGCACAACAAATTAAAGCATTAACCGCTAAAGTTGGCAATGCTGAATCAACAGTATCGCAGGCGAGTAGTGTTGTTGCCGAACTTAATGGCAAAGTTAGCTCAATGCACACAATCAAAACACAAGCTATTGCTGGTGGACGGACTGCTGTTGCTGGGATCGCTCTCGGTGCAAACCATGAAGAAAGTTCAGTCATTGTTATGGCTGATAAATTTGGAATTGTTGCTAATGCTAATGATGGCAATGTCAAACCTGTATTTAGTGTAGCTGATGGTCAAGTCGGTATTCGTGGTGATTTGGTTGTAGCTGGGTCTGTGACGAGGGATAAGTTATCATCTGGTTCAGGTGCGAACCTATTTTACAATCCTATTTTTGCAAATCCAACAAACGGTGTTCCAGATGGTTGGACTGCTTTCGAGGCTAACATACCTGGAGATAAACGTGGTGAGCGAATCTGCAGACAGGATGAGGATTATGGATTAGGTAAAGGTGGATATCTTAAAAACGAGAATGTTTTAAGGTGGCACAATAAGATAACCGGTAATCCAAATACAAGGTGCGGTATCTATCAGAATGTGCCAGTGTCTGCAGATAAATGGTATATGGTCTCTGCCTATATGGGAAATCATAGTTGTTCAAAGGTTGAGATTTATATTGATGTCCGCGGCAAGAATGGTGAATGGCTATTACATAAAACTGATGAGGTTAGTTCGGGTTATGGTTTTAGAGGGATTAATAACGCCAAAAGAGCGTTTATAAAATTTAAAATCCCACCAAATGGAGTTAGTGTTGACGTATTTTTCTTCTTCTATGATGGTAACGGAGCTAATCCTAATGGAGCGTGGATGTTTGTAGCTCGGCCAATGCTTGAAGAGTGTACTGAATATGCTACACAGCCTAGTCCATGGAATAATGCTGGCCTAACCGAAGTGCATGGGGGAAGTATTATTGCCAATACAATCCGTGGCGACCATATCCAAGCTAATCAGGAGATTAGAGCACCAAGAATAATTGGTGGTGTCATTACTGGTAACACCGTTAATGGTGCAACAATCAATGGTGGAACAGTTAATGGTACAACTGTTAGTGGTGGTACTGTAAAAGGCTCAACCATAGAAGGTGGCGTAATCAAAGCTGCAAGGCTCGAAGGGGTAACTGGTAAATTCACAGGAACGCTTGAAGTTAATCAGTTGGTTGGCGGAAATCTATGTGAGGTGTTTGTGGCGAATGTTTATCAGGTCGGGAGTTCTTATCAATCAAGAATAAGAATAGCACCATCACCAGTTAAGCGGATATTCTTTATCGTTAATTCCCATAACACATTCACGGTAGAGGCTAACCAATCTCATGAATATTACTACTTTTATACAGATAGTAAAATTCCTCCAGAGCTTTTTAATATTGGTTACGGCAATAAAAATCCAGCAAAACTCTGCATCACTGCATACGCAGTATCAAACACAACTACAATGACTCAATTATAGGAGTAAAAATGAAATACATCACAAAACAAATCGAAGATGTTCGTACTGGTGCAATGTCAGAACATCATGCAGTAACAGGTTTACAAGTTGACTATGTCAATAATAGTACTTTTGTCACTATTGCATCGTATGTATCAAAAGCTAAAAAGGATGAAGGGAAAGAATCCTTATCTGTAAATACTTTCACTATCCAAGCTGTGCCAGGGTGGGAAAAAATCCCTTATGAATGGGCATTAAATGAATTAGTTAAGGCCCAACCAGAAGATTTTACACCTGAAACATATATTGGTTACGTCAACCCTTATATGTTCGCTGGTGGTAAAGTAAAAGAGTAGAAATCCAAAACAATCACGACCGCACTTTGAGTAATCTTAGTGCGGTTTTTTATGGGAGAGAATATGGAAAACATTGATCTGGATATAGTTCGTGGCGACGATGATGGATGGTCTTTCGAACTGCTAGAAGATGATGAATCTCAATCAGATTTAACTGGCTCTCGTTTTGATATGTGGATCAAACCAAAGAAAGGTGAATTGATTAAATTATCAACTGAAACAGGTGAGATAACTGTTAATCAAAATATTGTGACCGTGACTATCTCACATGATAAGACGCAAGGAGTGAAATGGGAATTTGCTACCTGGGATTTACAATGCACTAGTCAGCAAGGCTTGGTTCAAACGCTTGCTGGTGGTGGTTTTACACTTATTCACGACGTGACGGAGGCTGAGTGATCATTAAGCTGGTTAAGCGGACAAAGCCAAAAATCAAAGTAAAAGTCCGGCTAATAAAAGAAATTGGCGATAAACCCAAAATACCAACCCTTGAAGAATTAAAAACTTTTTACAATATAGGAGCTTTATAACATGGCAAGACCAGACTTTTCTCAGATTTTAACCGAATTCGCAGAATTTGTTGGGCTTAAAGATAAGGAAATCATTAAACTTATCGGTTTATTGTCAACCCTAACAACAAACGAGAAAGGATCGATTGTTGGTGCAATCAATGAGTTAAAACAATCTATTACAGCGTTATCGAGCAGTAGTGCAGGTATCAACGATAGTGCAACAGGAGATAGTTCTACACTCTCCGCTAAGAAAATACTTGAGCTTTTAACACAGGCAAAAGCTGATGTTAAAAATGAGCTTTTAGGCGGACAAGTTGATGCAAGCATTGACACAATCAAAGAACTTGGCGATATGTTGAAAAACATTCAAACAGGTGAAGATGGCTTAAATAAATTGGTTCAAAAGCTCACCCAAACAAATCAATCTTTAGCACTGCTTGTTGGGAAGTTTACTGTGCTTGACGGATTGAATTTAAAAGAAGCTTACACTAGAGGTTACAATAAATAATGACATTTCAAGCGAATATATCAGAATTCGCTGAATTCATGGGAACTGAAATTAAGCGAATCGAGAAGAAAATTCCAGAGGGTAGTGGCGGTGGCCAATCTAGTGATTCAACAATAATCACTGGAAATGGTCGGCCTGATAAGCCAGAAACCACAGGCGGCAAGATTACAGGTAATGAGCCAAACGGAACTTTCTACAATTCAACAAACGGTGCAGGCGTTGGAGCATACCTATGGCAAAAGCAAAATGGACAGTGGACTGTTATATCGGGTGATACAGGTATTAGAAGACTATCTAACATTTCTGTAAATATTAAAGAAGGGGCTATTCATTTAAGACGAGTGAATAACAGAGTTGAGTGTTCTTTCTATGCGGGGCGTTGGGACACTATTTCTTTTTACGGGAGCAGTAATCCTAAATTCACGAGGAAAAATCACGCCAAGCGAATGGATATTTTACCCCCTCCAAGAATACCAGTCGGCTTCCGTACACGCACACCTATTATGCTTCCATTTTATAGCGATGACGGGGATGAAATTGCTACTGTGTATGTTGCTAGTATAGGAGATAGAGCTTATATTGAATTAAGGTTCAGGGATAAAGTGCCAACAGCCGATCTTGATTATATGCGTATGCCTGTTATTAGCTGGATAACAGACGACCCATTCCCTGAAACTCTGCCTTAA